AGTCAGAAAACTTTGGCTGACCAACTTGGTATTGCCAGAGAGGGCATGAATCGTCACATCAAGTCGCTGGAGAAAACAGGCTGGATTAAGTCTGTGCAACGGTTTCGCGACGATGGTTCTAAAAGATCTAAGCTATACAAGATCGTTCACGATCACATGGGTAGTGATGCTGGGCATCAAGAGGGGGGTGACACTGAGCATCACATCAATAACACACTACCAATAAACACACCACCAATGACAAATACACCTAACGGTGATTCCCGGCATGAATTTATAATAGACAAACAAGAAGCAGGGATGTCGGAACATTTAAACGAAGTTGATGTTGATGATTTTGCTTTGTGGTTTGCAGCTTACCCCAGACAACAGAATAGACAGAAGGCCAACTCTGCATATAGATTGGCGTGTAGGAAAACAGATGCGGCAACCTTGTTAAGGGCTGCTGAAGCATATGCCAGAGAGATGCAGGGAACAGATAAAACATACATTAAGCGTCCTGAGAACTGGCTAAAAGAAGAACTGTGGGATGACCAAGCACCGGTAGAGATGAATAAGTATTCAGTCTTTGGGGAGATAATAGAGATGACGGCGGAAACGGCCTTGATAGTGCCGGATGCCATTAAGATAGGGGGAAGTTAATGAGAAAAGTAAGTTGGTATTCATGCGGGGCTGCAAGCGCAGTTGCTACCAAGTTATCCAATCCAGATATCATAGCGTATTGCGAGACAGGATCTGAACATGAAGACAATAAGAGATTCATGGCGGATTGTGGTGAGTGGTTTGGCAAAGAGATAACCATCCTTAAAAGTGAAAAGTACACCGACACTTGGGATGTATGGGAGAAACGCAAGTATCTTAGTGGGATTGCCGGTGCGCCTTGTACTGGCGAATTGAAAGTTAAACCGAGGTTGGCGTTTGAATTACCAGATGACATCCATGTCTTTGGGTACACCGCTGATGGGCCTGACGTTACCAGAGCCAAGGCGTTGGTTGAGCATTGGCCGCATTTAACCTGTGAGTTCCCGTTGATTGAGCGCGGTTTGAATAAACAGGCTTGCTTGGCAATGGTTGAGGATGCCGGTATACAGCCACCAATCACCTATTCGTGGGGCTTTCCGAATGCCAACTGCAAGGTATGTGTAAAAGCGACTTCCCCGTCATACTGGGCGTTGGTTCGCAAGTGTTACCCTGATGATTTCAAGCGGATGGCTGAACTGTCAAGAAAGCTCGGCTCTAGATTGGCGAGGGTAGAGGGGGAGAGGGTATTTATTGATGAAGTGCCAGCGGATCATCCCACCACCAAACCTATAGCACCTGACTGTGATTTCCTTTGCTCTATTGCTGAACAGGAGATGGCAGATGGAAATACATGAATTAAAGAGCAGACTTGCCGACAGGACAGAGACAGTTGTTAAAATGCTGCTGCCGGGAGGCAAGAAAAGCAGCGGCGAATGGAAGGTGGGTTCAGCGTCAGGTGAATCAGGTGAGAGCCTATCGATAAACCTCAAAGGAACCAAGGCTGGGGTATGGGCTGATTTCGCCACCGGTCAGGCTGGGGATATCATAGATTTATGGTGTGTAGTGCGTGGTCAAAGCTTGATTGCCGCTCTGGATGACATCCGTGATTATTTGGGCGTTGAGAAACCTGTTTTCCAGAAGCCAAAACGTGAATTATTCACCCTACCAAAGAAACCAAAATGCACCGCACCTACTGGGGATGTATTGGAGTATTTAAACGGGCGTGGATTGTCGAAAGAGACTGTTTCCGCCTATAAAGTGGGTGAACAAGGGCGCTCTGTTGTCTTTCCCTTCATTCGTGCTGGGGTTCTACACCTCGCAAAGACCAGAGACATCGATAACGGCAAACCAAAACCCACAGAAGCGAATTGCCGCCCGATATTGTTTGGTTGGCAAGCTATTCCACAGGAAGCACGAACTATTATCATCACTGAGGGCGAAATTGATGCCATGTCGATGTATGAATATGGGTATCCTGCATTGTCGGTTCCGTTTGGCGGCGGCTCTGGTGGTAAACACAATTGGATTGACCATGACTTCCACCACCTTGATAGGTTTGAAACCATTTACCTATGCATGGACATGGACGGCCCCGGCGTTGAGGCTGCTGAAGACATATCAGAAAGGCTGGGAAAGCACCGTTGTAAAATTGTCGAACTACCGGCCAAGGATGCAAACGAATGCCTGACCACCGGTATAACTACAGATGTAGTTGCACGGGCGATTGACGCAGCTAAGTATTTAGACCCAGAAGAACTGGTATCGGCGGCTGATTTCTATGACGCAGTGCATGAGGCTTTTCATCCGACTGAATCCACCGTTGGCTATACTGTCCCTTGGGGGTGTCTAAAAGATAAGATCCATTTCAGACCAAACGAATTGACGTTATGGACAGGCGGAAGTGGTGCGGGTAAATCCCAACTGCTATCCCATGCCAGCGTTGACATGATGGATCAGGGTGCAAAGATCTGTTTAGCCTCTCTTGAGATGACCCCGGCACAATCATTAAAGCGGATGGTTCGACAGGCTGGAGATATTGACGTTCCAACAGATGAGTTTCTGAAAACCACCTTGGATTGGATGGGCGGTAAGCTTTGGATGTTCAATCTGGTAGGCAAAGAACGGATCTCCCGGCTACTTGACGTATTTGAATATGCCAGACGCAGATACGGCGTTGATACCTTCATTATTGATTCGTTTATGCGGCTTGGGATTGGCGTTGATGATTACAAGGCGCAGGACGAGGCTATTTTCCACCTCACCGATTGGGTAGTGTCCCGTCCCGTCCACCTCCACCTTGTGGCTCATGCTAGAAAATCAGGCGATCAAACAGAGGCTCCGAAAACAGAGGATGTAAAAGGCACCTCCGAAATTGGCGCAAATGCTTTTAACATCATTACGGTCTGGCGGAATCGAAAACTTGAAGAAGATCTTGAAGCGGCTGTAATCAATGGAGATTCGGAAAAGGAATCGCACCTTGAAGGGATTCCCCCGGTCACGATTACAATAGCTAAGAATCGAAATGGCGATTATGAAGGTAAAAAGGGAGTCCGGTTTGATTCGCGGAATTATAGATATTATGACGGCCAAAAAGATAACCGGCGATATATATCAAGCGTGTAAGCTTCAAAATAGCCCCCACATGCGCGAATCCGTTTTATATGGGGTAACATACCAGAATAAAATTCGCTGTCATACAGGCAATAAAAAGGGGGGAAAAATTCCCCCCCCTTTACCCAAACAAGATTAAATAACCAAATGGTACGGTTAACAATAATAAGGCTGTTAAAAACTCACAAACCCAAATCATATTAATGATTATTAGTATTAAACGTGACAATGAATCTAATAAGATCATTACAATAAATCTTTTCTAGGGATTCTAATAATGCATTAAGACCCCCTAAATCCATTCCATAATCTAATTTAATAGAGCCAACGTAATCGGAATGCGAATCGTATTTCTCGGTTTTACTGTTCATTATTTGGTATTCAGAAACAATGCGGATTTTAACATCTTGTATAAACATAGAGGATTCCCTTTTCTCGGTTAATAATGGATCTCTTTTCGTATAATCGTAAATACTCATATCGATTCCCCTTTTAATGATATGCAATTATCGGTGATTTTGCTTGTTTGGCCGCGCCAGCGCATAAACCGCAATTAACGCAATTGGTACGGATTCCGCCCTCCTTACTTGCCGGACAAATGAATTCAGAAGAATCAATATCTTCTGATAAATTGCGTGTTCTAAACGTCCGCCAACCTTTATTGTGCGCCGCTTTCATATCAATAGCATTATCAACGCTTGCCATTGTAATGGCGGCATAAGGTAATGAATCGGGGCGATTCCATTGGTGAGAATATCCGGTGAACGTTTTTGCCGCCTTTGCAATCGGCATAAGAAAACGCAACGGGATTGCGTAAGGGTCGCCATATGAACCAAACCTAACCGCCAAACCTTGAAATATATCTGATATAATAGAATAAGGGAAATCGATTCCGGCGCGTAAGTATCGGCCATTCTTGTATGCTTCATATACTGAGCGCGGCGCTTGCCATACTTTCACATAACAAGGCTTTTTACCTTCGGCCTTTAGCTTTACTTTATTAATAGGCCTTAAAGGGCATTCGCCGCAAACGGATGAATCCGCGCCGGTTTTTAATGCATCCATAGGTTTAATGTCAGATCTCATAATCCACGATTGAACCATAGCGCCGGTTTTGGTGTTGTCTGAATCAGTAACAATACGGTTAAAAATCGCAACAATAGGCTGTCCGTCGATTTGTGAAGCTCCTTCATAAGCGATAATACCAATATATGCGCCGGTTTTAATGGCGGTTAATACTTCAGTTGCTGTTCGATAAATCATAGTGATTCCCCATTAACTTTATTTAGTGTTTCGTTCAAACGAACTATATCTCGACGTAACATTTCGCAACGTTGTGTTGATTTGTCGCCGAATTCATATAATTCCTGCTCTAAAATTAAATAATTTTTGTGATCTATTCTATTTTTGATTAAACCCGTGATCGATAAAATATCATATTTACTTAAAACCATTACCATGCCCCCATTATTTCTAATCTAACTCTGTCATAATCTAAACCGCGCAAATCGACGCCTTTTAAGGAATCATCAATAGCGCGATAAATAGCGCCCTGACGTTCCGTGAAATAAATAATATGCCCCATGCCTATTTTGTAAGGATTCGCATATCCCATTAAAGCTTGCCAAGCTGCCGCCTCATCCGTTCCCATTTTAGGGCATGTACGTTTTAACCGGCCTTTATTCTTGCCCCGTGACGATAGCGCGCCATTAATAGCGTTTATAACAATCTCTTTTAATTCCGTACTAGTGATATCAATAGTATGTAACATAGTGATTCCCTTTCCCTTGATTCCCACCTTGATGGGATTGATTAAAACTCGCCGCCAGCACTAAAATTCGTAGAAATAACCCTGTAATTCACAGTCAATCATTTGACCGGGACTCGTTGAGTCATCAAATCGATACAATGCCGGATATAAATAAATGCGATTGCTGAAATGCAAATGGATCATTTCATCACGACTAATGGTGAGCTGATTCATTTCGGCCATTAATTCGTAAATATCAACGCCCCCAAATACGCCATAACCATCATATGCCGATTCAATAAAAGTATTTCCGGCATTATCGCGCATATAAACCGTGAAGGCCTCATGCGCGGATTGGTATATATTAGGTATCGATTCGTTTGTATCGTCCGTTTTAAAACTGAAAAATCCCATATTAGAAAATACCTTCTTTAAAGTTAGAACCCTGCGGTCCAAAAATAGCGATGTCAGAACCCTCCCAAATATCGCCGGTTTGATAAGTAAAGCGGAAATTACGGAACGGATTATAATGAATAGATTCACCGGTTTCCCGTTCCTCTATGTCATAACCGGCAAAATTCCCTTCTATACAAGCTATAACCTCGCGGTGTCCTTTTGATTTGATACGTTCCGCGCCCTTTTCAGAGACAATAGGAGTCGCTGAGATTAAACAAACGGACTCAATTTGATTAGAAAACACGCGCCAACCTTTACCGGCAATATTCTTTCTAATTACCCATTGCCCGGTATTCAGATTCTTATGGACTCTTACTCTTTCATTAGTATCGATTTGCATTGTAAAAACTCCCCATGATGATTCCCGTTTCTATAAAGCTGCAAAACAAGTGAACACAAAGCCGATAACAAAGCTTGATAAACAAACAATCGTTAAGTTTTCAATCATATCAATTCCCCTTTGTTTAAAACTGTATAAAAATTACACGGACTCCTTGTATAGAGTCAAGAATTAATATGCATGCTGATATGAAACGCGGGAAAACCTTTTCAATCTAACCCGCCGGATCTAATCAACACACAAGGGGTAACAGAACAAATAGTATAGAGCATTATATAGTGAATAGTGGCAGGGGACGGATTCGGGGTAAAAGAAATGCATGGGATATTGTAGAAATGTTTTCGTTTGGCATGCCGGAAAATGGCAGAAAACCGATAACTTTCCATAATACAAGTTATGCGATAAT